CCTGCAGGAGAACATCTGATGGCGGACAGCAGCGACAGCGTGTTCCAGACCAAGAACGGCGAGCGCGACACCTCGGCGACGATGCAGCGCATCCTCAACGAAATGTCGGGCGGCACCGACCCGTCCGCGCCGCCGATGCCGCCACCCGCGCAGCCGGGCGAGCCGGGGCAGCCGACCAAGCCGGACGCGCCTGCGGGCACGCAGAAGGCTGGCGTGAACGCCCCGCCGCAGCACCTGTGGGAACTTAATCCACAGCAGTTCAAGGAGTTCTGGTCGAGTTTCGGCCCCAAGGTGGCGAAGGACGTCGCCTACGGCGCGACCCTCGAAGCGCCGGGTCAGGTGGTCGGCGGTGTGTTCGACGCCTACCGGCACGCCGGTTCGGCGGTCGGGGAGTTCGGCGACTTCCTCAACAAGACCCTGCCTGCATCCATGGTCGGAACCCCGGAGGAACAGGCACTCGAAGCGCAGAACCGCGCCAAGATCAGGGAGTTGGCGGGCAAGGGCGAGTTCTCATCGGCCAACGTGCTGGGCATCGGCGGCGCTCCGACCACCACCACGGGCGGCATCGTGCGCTCGATCAGCGAGTTCATGGCGGGCTACAGCGGGCCGCTGGCGCTGCTCAAGGCGGGCAAGATACCGGAGTTCCTCGCCTCGCCGACAGCCGCCGGGATCAGCATGTTCCTCGGCACCGACCCGAACCAGCCGAACCTGACCAGCATGCTGATCAAGCAGTACCCCGGGCTGCAGGGTCCGATCAGCGACGTGCTGGCGACCAACGCGGGCGACAACGCGGCGCTCAACCGGCTGCGGCACGCGGCGGAGGGCTTTGCCGGGACGGTGGCGGCAGAACTGATTGTAAGGGGCATCACCGCCGTGGGGCGCTTCAACAAAGCCACCACGTCGGGAACGCCGGGCGCGCCAGAGCAACCGGGTGTCCCCCCTGCTGGCGCGCCTGCGGCGGACGCGCAGACGCAGCAGGCGCAAAGCCTTGTCGATGCAGTGGCTGGGAAGCCTCAACCGGGTCCGGCTGTCGAGGTGTCGGTGGGTCCGCCGACCGGCGCGGGCGCGGGGATGGCAGGCGAAGGTCCCTCTGCCATGGGGGTGACAGGCAAAGGCCCGGTTTCGGAGACGCCTCCTGTCGCCGGGGCGGGCGAGGCGGCAGCGCCGCCAGCGGGCGCGCCCTCATCGACGGGCGTGCCCATCAAGACGTCCTTGACGGAGCAGCCGCCGGGAACCCAAGCACCATTGACGAAACTCTCGACCTTGCCGGAACCGTCGGCCAGTTCGATCAGTCGACGCGGCACCCCGTCGACCAGCACGGGGCCAGCCACGACGGTCAAGTTCGACGAGTTATCGGTCGGCACGAGAAACACCTCTAACGCCATTATAAGGCAAGGAACCACCGACAGCAACGCTCTATTAGCCGCTGGCGAAAAGGTTAAACCCGAACTGGAGCAGGCGCTTTCCGATATTGCGGGCCACACTCCCGGGGTGGAGGTTGCCACCTCGGACGTCGCGCCGAACGGAGTGCGGGTCAAGACGGCGCAAGGCGTTGCCGACAAGATCGCCACCGGGCGGTCCCCCGAAGCCATCAGCGACTACGTTGCCGGGCGGCTGTCGGTCGACAGTCCGCAGGCGGCAGCCGATGCGCTCAACGACCTCGGCAACCGCTTCAAGGTGCTGGAGGTCGACGACAAGATCGCCAAGCCGATGACCGGCTACCGCGCCATCCACGTGCAGGTCGAGGTCGCACCCGGCATGTCCGCCGAAATCCAGATCGTGCCGAAGGAAATCAACAAGGTTCAAGAACTCTTTCATCCTGAATACGACGCCTACAAGCGCCTCGTAAATCCGACGGCGGAACAGGAAGCGGCGATCAAGGTGTCGATGGCCAAGGTCGAGCAGGGGATGAACGAGGCTTGGTCGAAGCAGGCATGGGATGTGCCGACGGCGAAGGTCGGCGTGCCCGGTCAGGTCACCGGCAAGGCGGTCACTGAAGCGACGACGGCGCAGACGCTCGCCGACATTAGAACCAAAGTAAACTGGGACAACATCGAGAAGGGCAACCTCAACGGCGTCATCGGCCAGATCGCTGGCGAAATGAAGGGCAAGATCAGCGATGCCAAGCGGGGGCAGATCACGCTCGCCACGCAGAAGCAGATGGCCGACGCGCTGGGCCTGACCCCGGAAGACCTGATCGCAAGGCAGACGGGGCAGTCGCTCAACGCGGAGCAGATCATTGCCGCCGGGCAACTGATGCAGGCATCCGACGAACGTCTGCTGGAGTTGGCGCGCTGGGCGCAGTCGCCGGTTGCGAACGCAACCGACGCCATGAAGGTCAACGAGGCGCTGATCACGCACATGGCGCTGATCGAACAGTTCCTCGGCGCATCCGGGGAGGCAGGCCGCGCGCTGGGTGCGCTGCGTGTCGTTCACCAGCAGGGCGCGCTGTCGCGGGCGCGCGGGCTGCAGGTGCTGCTGGAGGAACACGGCGGCGAGGAAGGCATGAAGCGCCTCTCGCAGATGATCGTCGACCTCAACGCGGCAGGGCAGCCGTCCGGGGCGATCAACGCGGCGCTCGCGCGCGGCTGGTATCGGTGGTCGAAGGACGCCATCCAAGAGGCCACCGCCATGGGCTACCTGTGGCGACCGACCACGCAGGTGCGCAACATCGTCGGCAACGTCGCCATGGCGATCCAGCAGGGGATCGACCGCAGGGCGGCGGAGAAGTTCGCCACCATACTGGGGCAGGAGACGAGTGTCGCCCCGGGCGAGGCCATGGCCTACGTGCGCGGCCAGCTTTCCTCCTTGGGCGAGGCGTTTCGCACCGCAGGCCGGGCGTTCACCACGGGCGAGCGGCAGTTCGAGCCGATGCTGACCGGCACGCCCATCGAGCAGGCGCAGGCGCGCGGGGTGTCAGCGGCATCGGTGGCGCAGCAGCGGCGGCTGTCGGCAGCGGCGGCGCAGGCGTTCACCGAAAGCCCGTTCGGCAAGGCCATCGACTTCATCGGCGGCGTGCAGCGCCTCCCGGGGCGCTTCCTGCAGGCGGAGGACGACTTCTTCAAGGTCATCGGCTACTCCGGGGAAATCGAGGCGCAGGCGCACCGGGCTGCCATGGCGCAGGGTCTGGTCGGCAAGGACTACGCCGACGCCGTCTCGAAGATGATTTCCAACCCGCCAGAGAACGTGAAGCTGGCGGCGGTCGATCACGCCATGTACGCGACCTTCAACAACAACCCGGGCAAGTTCGCGTCGGACATCATGCGGGCGCGCAACAACTTCCTGCCGCTGTACATGACGCTGCCCTACGTGCGCACGCCGACCAACCTGTTCCGGGTGGCGATGGAGCACTCGCCGATTGCCCCTGCGCTGGAGCAGTGGCGGGCCGACATTGCCGCTGGCGGGGCGGCGCAGTCGCTGGCGCTGGCGAAGATGACGACCGGGTCGGCGGCCATGGCGCTGCTCTACGACTTCGCCCACAACGGCCACCTCACCGGACCCATGCGCGGCGAGAAGCCCTACAGCGAAGCGCAGCAGGGCATGGGCATCCGGCCCATGTCGGTGCGCATCGGCAAGCTGAACGTGGAAATCAGCGGGCTGGGCCAGCTTGCACCGATGATCGCCTTCGCGGGTGCGGTCAACGAACTGATGGCGAACAAGGACGTCCACCCGGAAGCCTTCGATACGGTCGACGAGTGGACCGGCGCGGTGTCCTCGATCATCGCCTACTCGACCGCCGACCAGTCCTACCTGCAGGGACTGGGCAAGCTGTTCGGTGCCATCAACGACAGCGCCAAGACCGGCGCGGGCGGGGCGATGGGGGCCTACATCCGCGACCTCGCATCGAGCCAGATGAACCTGCTGCCGGGCGTTGGCTTTGCCCGGTCGGTCGGCCACGCCATGGACCCGCAGCAGCGGCAGATCGCCAGCTTCATGGACGCGCTGCTCTACAAGGACATTCCCGGCCTGTCCGACAAGCTGATCCCGATGCGCGACGTGTTCGGTCACGAAATCGCGCAGCAGCCTGCGGGCAAGGGCGGGCAACTCTACAACTACGTCAGTCCGTTCCGCCTTAGCTGGCAGAACGATCACCCGGCCTTCAACGAAATGGTGCGGCTGCACACCGGGCTTGAGCGCATCGCATGGAAGGCAGCGTTTCAGAATGTGAACGTCAACTTCCGCGACTACCCCGAAGTGCTCGACATGTACCGGCGGCTGGCTGGCAACGAACTCAAGTACAACCCGAAGACCGGCGAGAAGATAGGCTTCGAGGACTTCATCAACCGGGTGATCAGCGGCAAGGACCCGATCTACTCGCAAATCTACAAGACCCGCAGCGACCCGGGCGAGACGGGCGTCGACAGCGGCAAGTCGCTGTTCATCAAGGAGTGGGCGCAGGCGTACCGGCAGGCGGCGCAGAAGCAGATCATGTCGGAGGCAAAGACGCGCTACCCCGACTTCTACGACGAAATCAAGAAAGGTCAGGCGCACCGCGAGACGCAGAAGCTGCCGACCTACCTGCAGGGGCAGGGCATCGAACAGGGGCAGCAGGCGGTATCCACAGCGATGGAACGCCCGGTGCAGGACCCGCTGCCCGACCGCTTCGGCAAGCCCTCAGTGGTGCCGCGACGAAATCCAACCGCAGGGGGCGGCTTTGCCGTACCATCGCAATAGGGGTGACGCATGACAGTCTCGTCCGACCTCGCGCGCGTCCAGTACACCTGCAACGGCATCACGCGGGTGTTCTCGACCGGCTTTGCCTTCCAGTCGAACCTCGACGTCAAGATCATCCTCACCGATGCGCCGACCAATACCGAAACCGTCCTCACGGAGCACGCGCATTACGAACTCTCCGGGGCGATGACCGAGACGGCGGGGACGGTGACGCTGCAGTTCACGCCGAACGTGGGGCAGGTGCTGACCATCCTGCGCGACGTGCAGTTCATTCAGGACCTCGACGGCACCACGCTGTCGACCATGGATGCGGGCGATCAGGAAATCGCCTACGACAAAATCTGGCACGCGCTGGCGCAACTCAAGGACGGGTTCAACCGCTCGCTGCACTCAAGCGACGGCGCGATCATTCCGATCCCGACCACGTGGCTGCCTGTCGTCGCCTTGGTGAATGACGGCAACCGGGTGGTCATACAGGTGGTCGCGTGGACCGGCGGCGTCGGCGATGTGCCGCCCAGCGGCATGTACATCGGCCCGGCGGGCTACGTCACCAACATCAGTCTTGCGACCGACATCCGGGGACCAATAGGACCGACCGGGCCGACCGGATCACAAGGCCCTCCCGGGCTGACCGGCCCGCAGGGCTCAACCGGGCCAGCAGGTCCGCAGGGTCCGACCGGCGCGACGGGACCTGCCGGGTCGGGCGCGGGCGACATGCTGCGCTCCGCCAACCTGTCCGATGTGCTCAGTGCGCCGACCTCGCGCACGAACTTGGGACTGAAGGGCGCGGCCATCCTCGACGTCGGCACCGTGGCGAACACCGTGGCGGCGGGCGACGATCCTCGCTTCGGGGCCGGGCAGGCGGTGGTGCTGGTCGGGCCGACGCCGCCGGTCGGCGCAGCCGATAAGGCACTCTGGTGGGAAAGCGACAGCGGGCTTCTCTATATCCGCTACAACGACGGCACCTCGACGCAGTGGGTGATTGCCGCGCCGCAGCCGGACATCAACGGCTTCGTCATCAAGGCGGGCGACACCATGGCGGGGCCGCTCAACGTGGTCACGCCGCCGACCGCACCCGCGCATGCCGCCAGCAAGGCCTATGTCGACACCGCCCCCGGTGCCGTTGTGCATTACGACGTGGCGCAGTCGCTGACCATCCCGCAATTAATACAGGCCCGGCAAAACATCTACGCCGCCCCGTTCGATGCGATGGCGTATGGCGGATTGCAGATCAATGGCGGCATGGAGGTCAGTCAGGAACGGGGAACAACCGTAGGAAGCGGAAGCGGCATTTACCCTTGTGACGGCTGGCAACAAAGCTACGGCGGCACAATGACCGTTAACACCGCTATTGCAGCGGCAGTGTTCGTTCCCGGCATTACCAATATTCTCTACCTGAACTCCAGCGTAGCCCAAGCCTCGCTAGGCGCTGGTGACTATTCAGTAATCTGGCAGAAGATTGAGGGATACCGAATTGCGAAACTGGCATGGGGTTCGTCCAACGCGCAGCCAATCACGCTCTGTTTCTGGTCGGCGCATCACAGGCCGGGTCTTTACAGCGGCAGCGTCCGCAATGGTGCAAACAACCGCACCTACACGTTCACCTACACACAAGCCGTCGCTGACATTGCCCAGTACAACGTCATTACCATCCCCGGCGACACGTCTGGAACGTGGGCTGTAGACAACACCATCGGAATATATCTGACATTCTCAAATGGTGCTGGCAGCACTTACACCGCACCGTCAGCCAATGCGTGGGTGGCGGGAAACTATCAAGCCGCCCCCGGTCAAGTGAACGCCGTCGCCGCAACCACCGACGTCTTCCGCATCACCGGCGTCACCGTCCTCCCCGGCACTGAAGCCCCTAGCGCCGCCCGCTCGCCGTTTGTGATGCGGCCTTACGGGCAAGAACTCGCTGTCTGCCAGCGATACTTAACCGCGATTGCTGTCGCTGGAATAAGCTTTCCCGTCTTTGGATTTACCAACAACGTTGTGATTACATTCCCTATGCCGGTGCCGATGCGGGCTGCGCCAACCGTTATTAGTCCGTGGACTGACGGAAATTACCAAAATGCTCCGCCGCCAACGACGCCCCAAACGTGGGCGTTGCTACTTCCCGGTATTGCTTATGTCACCAGAACGGGGACCATCTCTTTCGGCGCTTTTGCTGGTCCCGGTTTCGCGGCGCTTAATCTGACTGGAATGACGTTCAGCAACAACTCAACCACGTTACAGAGTGCCCCTGTTATGCCACCCGTTATCCTAGACGCGAGGCTCTAATGGCAGAATACCAACTCACCAACACCGATGTCGTCATCCGTACGGAAGACGGCGCATCAATCCCCAACGATCCGGCCAACCGTGATCGCGCCGAATATGAACAGTGGATCAAGGACGGCGGCGTACCCGATCCCTACGTGCCGCCGCCCGTGCCAGAACCCGAACCGACGCCGGGGGAGGAACTGGCCTTCGACCACGAGAACCGCCTGCGCGCACTGGAGGGGCAGCCGCCGCTGACGGCGGACGGCTTCAGGGCGCAGGTGCAGCAATCATCCTCGGGGCAGGTCAACAAGAAAGCTGGAGGGACTTAGGCCATGGCAGCCCTCGACTTCCCGACCTCGCCCGCCAACGGCGACAAGTACCCGGTGCCTGCCGTCGCGGGCCTGCCGATCTACACGTGGGACGGCGAGAAATGGACGACGGTCGGCGGCAGCGTCATATCCGGCACGCCCAGCAACGCCCTGCCGCTGATGGACAACACGCCTGCGGTGGCGGGCGCTGCCACCAACTACACGCGCGAGGACCACGTCCACCCGGTCGACACCAAGGCGGTGCGCTCCGACGTAGCGACACTGTGGACCCCGGCGCAGCAGCAACTGGCGCGGCAGAACGCCTACGCGGCCCCGTTCGATGCGATGATGATGGGCGGCTTGCAGATCAACGGTGGCATGGAGGTCAGTCAGGAGAAGGGAACGAGCGGGACGAATGTCGCCAACACTTATATCTGTGATGGGTGGAAGATATATTGGGCCGGGTCGATGGTCCTTTCGGGATTGCAGGGTGCCGTGTCTATTGCTCCCGGCTTTCCTTGCCATCTTTATTACACTGTGCCCACGCCACAGGCTTCGATGGGTGCGGGTGATGTTGCGTTCATATTTCAGCCCATCGAAGGTTATCGCGCCGCACGGCTGGGCTGGGGGACGGCCAACGCGCAGCCCATCACCATCGGCTTCTGGTCGATGCACCACCGCACCGGCCTTTACTGCGTTAACGCGCGCAACGGGGCAAGCAACCGTTCCTATGTCACAACCTACACGCACAACATCGCTGATGTTGCGCAATACAACGTCATCACAATCCCCGGCGATACTAGTGGCACTTGGACCGCTGACAACACAGCCGGGATTTTTCTTTCGTTTACGATGGCGGCTGGCTCAAATTTAATAGCCCCCGCTGCGAACACTTGGCAAAGCGGCAATTACCTTGCCGTCTCTGGTCAGGTGAACGCCGTGGCGGCAGCGGCAGACGTTGCCCGCATCACTGGCGTCACCGTGCATCCCGGCAACGAAGCACCCTCCGCCGCGCGCTCGCCGTTTGTGATGCGGCCTTATGATCAGGAGTTCGTCATCTGTCAGCGATACTATCAACGAATGTTGATAAGTACTATTGGCTATTATTCAACGCTTGCTGGAGGTGCGCTTTACACCTCAAATCAGTTCGCTACGCCAATGCGGGCGGCACCGACTGCAGCCCAAATTGGCAACGCTCCCACATTAGGTGGTTGCACTTACACACTTACTTCCACAACGCAGGGCGATGTGCGCATTGATGTGAACGCGATTGCTGTGGGGCAAAACTATGTTGCCGGTCTTACTGTTGCTCTGGACGCGAGGCTCTAATGGCAGAATGCCACCTCACCGCCTGACACATGATCAGGGCAGTCGCCAGCATTTCCGTTGCCGTGCTGCTGGTCGGCACCTTCCTCTACGCGCAGGGCACCGTGCCGCCAGTGCCGACCTGCGTCACTGACGAGGACCGCATTCACATTCGCGCGCAGGTGCTGGCGGCGGTTGACGATGCGTTCAAGGACAACGTCAAGCACCTGTTCACCGGCTGGCTCAAGGATGCGCGCGAGCAGCCGGGCCGCGCGTCTGCCGGACTGCAGGCATCAGTTGTTGCCTACCAGCGCGCCCGCGCCGACGCGCTCAAGTGGAACCCGTCATCATGCTAAACCTCACGGGTAAAGTCAGTTGGTTCGGCGGACCAGACGACGACGGCGTCGACACCGACGAGGGGCTGGCCTTCATCTACGACGTCGAGACAGCCCCGCATCTGTTCCTGTCCTACCAGCCGGAAGGGACCAGCGGGCTGGCGCGACGGCTCAACCCGGAGGTGCCCTACATCGCCTGCCGCTGGGACTACGACGAGACGCCGCCCTACATGCTGCTGGAGGAAATGGCGCTGGTGCGCAATCCCAAGACCGGCAAGTCGATGAAGGCATACCCGGCAGACTGGGGACCGCACGAGAACACGAACCGCATAGCGGATGTGTCGCCCTTTGTGCTCGAAGCACTGGGCCTGATGACCGACGAGACTGTCGAGGTGATCTTCCCGTTCACGCATCGCGGGCCGGAAGCGCAGGTCTATGACCGGGTGGTGATTTCCTCGGGCCACGGCAAATACGTCAGGGGTGCCTCTGGAGTGCTCGACGAGGTCGACTGCGCCCGCGCCGTGGTCGAAAAGGTGG